AAGAGTATTTGATCCTTCATTGGCAGCAGATCCTAATGAAGTATTAATACACCGTTTAGTAAATACTAAAACATGGTCTGTTGAAGATACTTCCAAATGGATTACAGCAGAAGATGAAGAAGGACGTTATGATTATGATTTAAAAGAATTAAAATAAAAAAAGGGAGAAGCTATTAACTTCCCCCTTATAGTAGGCAACACATGAGGCACCTTTACGGGTGCCTTTTTTTTTGGTGCAACTTCTTCACGCCAAAACTTTTAAGTTACAATAGGCCCTTCCTTTTCCATACGCACTCTTCGTTGTGCTTTCTCTGATGGTGCAAGACTTTGTTTAATATCTTCTAAAGTCCAATCAGGATGTTCCTTTAATCTTTTAACAATCCATTTATATGACCATGGTTGTAGTTTTAATACGCCACCACTCCAATAGTAACTGCTATTCTCAATTAATTTTTCAAGATTCTCACGATTAACTTTAGTATGGTCTTCCTTTTTAATTACTTCTTTAATCCACTCAACCATAATAGCCCGTGCTTTATTTCGTATCTTTTTCATTTGTTTGGTATTCATTTTATATTATAAAAACTATACTTAAGAGTTAACTCTGTATTCTCTTTAATATCTTCTAATGCAATTAAATCATATCTAGTATAATCATGTTTAATTTTAATATCGTTTGCATTTGTCATAAAGTATCTACTTTTGGTACAGTTAGGTGTGTCTGAATGATTTATAAATCCACCTAGAGGGGTACGAATTAACATGCTATTCATTTTCATATGACTTACTCCAAAGTTAGTTCCTTTTTTTACAAAGGACTCTGTAAACAAACCTAATTCATGAATAGCACTTATATTAATTGTTAGTCCATCAGGTAATGGTTTATACATCTTGAATTAACTTTTTAATATCATCTTCTAACTTTTTAGCTACAGAATTACAATGATTAATTACTGCAGCACATAAGTTCCCATGATACTTATAACCCTTCAATGCTTCTCTTATCTTTCCTACAGGCTTTCCACCATAGTCAATCACAATAGAATTCTCCTTGTTTAATCCAATCTTTAATTCAAACAACAATCCTGTGTGTTTTGCCACATCATTTTTTTCCATCACTTGCTCCAGATGCTTGTTGCTTAACAAAATCTGCACCAATACTAGGGTCGAGCTGATTTAGTGTTGAAAGCATATTCATTAACTTAACAACTTCAGCATAAGGTCTTGACATTAAGTACCTCATTATTTCCGTTAGTTGTACAGAACTTATTAAAAAAGTTCTAGGGTTTGGTTGTTGTTGTGTTGGTTTTTCCTTTGAGTTATTAGCCATCTTTCCTCCTGTTATTGTTGACCTCTAAATTGATAGTACTTATCCTCTATTAGATCTCCATCTAATAAATAAGGATTACTATCTTCTTGTTTATTAAAGATTTCCTCTAAATCTCTAACAGTTTGATTAAGGGTTCTACCTTGTTGAAGACAACCACAAACTAAATCATCCACTTCTATTAACGCTTGTTTTACTCTACCCATTATGTTACCTCCTTAACGAGTCTATTTAAATACCATTGTGCTTTTTGTAAATCTTCCAATGGTTCTCCTTTGAACTTATATCTTGCTACATACTTTAACACATTACCTTTAAGATACCCATGATACTCATCCTCTGTCATGCAATCTCTTATGACTTCTATAGTTTCCTTTTTACCATACTTATAATGGGCAGGAGAATGAACACTATCGTTTTCCATACTTTCTCCTAACTGTATTATACTCAACAGTTTCTAAATCATACTCACCATTACGAACATTACGTTTAACTATAAGACCACTCCACCACATACGTTGTGTATTTCTAGCATAGCTTTCTTTATGATGCAGATAACACCCAGCAGATAATCCCATAACCTTTCTACCTGAAGGAATTGTACACATTGAGTAGTCAAATAAATGACAATGTCCTACAGTTGAAGATACTTTATTCTTTAATAGGAGAGAACGTGCAAGATTGTCCCCACTAATAGGCTTACCCATAATACCAGTAGGATAATTGTGGCAATAATGTACACCATTGATGGATATAGGTTCCTGATATGGAATAACTTCCCACCCATACTCCTTAAAGTTAAGGTCTTTTGTACTAATTGTACCATCAAGTTCTGGAGTCTCATCTACTATCCTATCTATTCTATCTTCGTGATTACCAAGTAACATGACTTTTCTTGATCGTCCCCCATTGAGACCTTTATTAAATTTTTCCAATGCGTCATGAGCATGGTCTATATCTTTTTTATATCTTCTACCTTCAAATGATTTCTTACCCTTATCATAACTCGATAGAGAATCCATACTTGCAAAGTCACCCATGCATACTATGGTAGTTGGTTTTAGATCTCGTGCCATTTTACCTGCCCACAAGAATCTATCATTGCTTGCTTTGGGGTTGCAATGAGGATCCCCTATTACTAAGTGTGTTGCCATTAGTTTAACTCCTTATCCCTTTTATGTTTTAAGTATTCAATAAAATCAATAACATTATCTTCGTCACCAAATTCAGCTATAAAATTTATTGGCATACCCTTGTTGTGTTTACGATCATCTGTAAATCCTCTTAACCCATACAAGAAAGTTGTATGTGGATCCGATGTCGCCATTTTAATCATACCCCTGGCTATCGTTGAACAGAGTTCATACTGCTCAGTTGACATTTTAGCTTTACTATCTATTACTATACCACAGGTAAAGCCCTTTTCCCATGGGGAGATTAAAACTTTTATTGAATTTAGTGCATCAAACTTGTTATCTTTCTTGTTATCTTTTGTCATTTATACCAATACTTTTTATAATTTTCACTGTTATACTCCATAACTTTATGTTCAAATCCTCTCTTCATACTTCTTTTACCAAAATCATCTGCTTCTTTTTCATTATTAAATATTACATTTGTATACATTCTATAATCATTATCTTTTTTATTTTTAAATACTATAAAGTATAACATTACAAAAGGTACTGATGGAGAATAGACCCCTCGAAACTACCCCCCACCTTTCTCTAAAGCATCATCCTTTCTAGGATTATTAACTTCAGTATACCAAACCCACTTAGGGTTCTTACCTTGCGATTGTTGCTGTGGCAACAGTTGCAATTTGCTTCCCCAACAAGGAAGTTTGTATGGGCAAAAAGAACACACCATACCCAAAACTTTGTTACCTGTTTTTTTAGTTCTAAAAGTTTCTTCAATTTCATCATAACATTTTTTAAAAGGTTTTTTCTTTTCAAGACTATGCACATTATTTTTAGCAGTTTGAATTGCCTTTGTTTTGTACTCTTCGTCTATCAATGGAGTTTCACAAACCACCCATTCACCAGTAGATTTATTAATTACAATCCACCCACCAAATGGAAGCTTCTCACTCTCACTATATAAATATCCTTGTGGTATATATCCAAATGCATCGTCCTTAACTATCTCTTCAAAGCCACCACTTGCTCCAAATTTTCTCTCAAAGGAATAAGGTGATGCACTTTTAATATCCCAAATCTTTTTATTAATTTTAACATCATACCTTCCTTCAATGGCTGACCCATTAAACTTATACTTAACACTTTTTTGTTCATCTTCTATTTTTACTCCTGCTGATTTTAAAACAAATATAGACAAGGCTTCAATTAAATCCCCAAATGTATTTCTCATTTTAACATTGTAAGGTTGGCCTTCACCTTTTATATTTTGTGCTTCCATTTGTAGCTGGCACAAAGGTCTGCCTATGTTAGACATTCGTGGTCTAAAATTAGATCTACGTTCTCCTGTAAACTGTTTGCGTAAGGCACTTTTACATGCCTCACCAAACTCCTCAACCAGTTTATCAGAAATATCTACAGGCTCTCTAGTAGCCTTGCTTAGATATAACTGAACCTTATGAAGTATATCATTCATTAGTTTGATAGTACTTCAACTGGATCTTCAACTTGTTTTACTACCTTTGCTGACTCACCATCAGAAGATGTAGCTTGACCTTTTTTTGCATCCTTATAAAGATCAACAACTTCATTATTCTCTGTGTTAATAATATCTTGAAACACAGTTAAAGTTTCCATATCTTCTTTAGACATTTGCAAATTAGCATCAGCATTAACAGAAATCTCTGGTGTGTAATATACATTACCACCTTTTTTCTGTCTTTTAGAATCAATTGAAAACGTAGTTGTAAACATAAGTTTTTTACGTTTGTTAATTTGATCCAATGCAGAACCTACAGGAGAGAAAGCTGTACCAGTTACTCTCCATAATACAGGTAGGTTAGCAAGTGTATGGTCTTCACCATTTGCTTTCGTACCTTTAAAAGATAATAGACCATATAATAATCTATAACATCTTATAGTTCTTTGCTCTGCTAATTGTTCAGGTGTAAGTGATGGTCTTTCCTTAAAAGGAATCTTACCACACTTTGTTCCACCTAGTATATCAATCGCTTCTTCTTTCCAGTTCTTGAAAATAATAGAACGATTTACATACTCACTTTTCTCAGGATTGTAATGCATGTATTGCATTGCACTGATAAAAGGTCTAAAGGTAACTGGCTTACCATAAACATTTTGTCCTACACTCGAATCATAGGTAAATAAATGTCCTACTGGTAATTGATTACCATCGTCATCTTCAGGTGAACGATTAATTCCAAGTCTTGGTATTCTTATACCATTACTAGAACCATCGTCCTGTCCAATCGCTTGCATAATCTGCTCGTTGGACATGTTCTTTATATTTGCTACTTCATTTTCCATAATAGCCCTCCTTATTGTTAGTTATCCTTATATCATACTTTGGGGGATATGTCAAGTTTAATATAGTATTGCGTATATTATACAATACCAAAAAGCAATGAAAAAGGCTACCTCAATTAACCCTGCGACAATTGGTCCTAACATACCCTAGTCTCCCCATCAGTAATCTCATATGGAAGATTTTCCATACGAGCAAACCACATTATATAACTTTGTAGTTCTTCATCTTCATTTATATATAACTTTGTAGGTACTCCTTCAAAGTCCTGCTTCAATGATTGGAGTTT